GCCTTCGCAGAAATGCTCGTTCCGGCATCCGTCAAGCCCGAGTCACAGGTAAAAACGTTTCCATCCCGAGATCCCATCACAAGCTGTACGTCATTCGAACTGTCGGTGATTTCATTGAGCGTGCTCGGGACTTCCGGGAAATCGAAATAATAAAATATCCCCTTGCCGTAATTGCAGACAGCGACCTTATCGGCGGCGCTGCTCTTTCTGTCCGGGATAGCGAGCCACACCTCGGACCTGCTGTGAAGGTGGCCCGTTGAGATGTACTCGAGTTTACTGCTGGACTTGTCGATAGTCTTTATGAACGGGAGGATCGGCCGGCTGAACTCGTCCTCGATGGCGGAACACCCGTTGAACACTTCCCATCCCCGGTGAGAAAGGAACATGACCAGGCCGTAGACCTCGATGACGCTCCAGGGAGCGATTGCCCCGTATCCCTTGCAAACCTCGTAAATCCCATAGTAGCTTGTGAGTTTTTTCCTGATCATTTGGATGGAGTGGCGTTTGAAAACGAACAGGTATGTTTTATAGTTGAGAATCTGAGTGATCTTATCATGGCCACGGCCGTCCCTTGCGCTCACAAACCTACTTGAAATGTCGAAAGCGTCCGGATAATTAATCCGGCTGTGATAGGTGATGTTCTCGTCCTGATCGGCAATCCAGAGGGCATCGTCCCACCATTCTGCGTACTTCCCGAGGGGGGCAATATCGTGGTCTTCACGCATATCGGTTCCGAGAACAGCATCTCTGATATTATCGACAAAGGTGGTGGTCGTATTGTCGTTGATCGTTGCCACAAGATAATAGGCCGTCCCTCCCGACACCGTTCTGTAAATGCGCCGAGCCGTGACCTGGGCATCGCTCGAAACAGGTATGCTGGTGATAGTGACCTTTTGGTGGCAGGCCGCCGCGACAAAGGCATCACAGGAGATGTCCCAATAGTCATTGAGGGTGTGGCCGGTTGTCGAGGCCCAGGCCAGAATGACACCGTAACTCAGGTACATCGTTGAGGACAGAGGGATGCCTGTTGAATTCCAGGTGGTCCCCCCATCTTCTGACCACTTCATCGTGTCCGGGGTGGTGCCATCGATCGTAACCCGGATGGTTCTGTCCTTTGACCCCGTATATGAGGAATCCGAGCTCACGGTCAAATCGTCCGTTCCGCTTCCTGTTTGAGAGGGTGTTCCGATAAGGCTTTTAAGGGGGTTTGATTCATTCGGATAATTCCCGCCTCGGAAGAATGTAACGGCATAACGGTAAAGTCCGTTGAGCATACCGGAGCTCGAATCCCCAATTTTTATCGAATCAATATAGGCCTCTGTAGCGACTGTAATCCCGTAGAGATGGACCATGACCTTCCCTACGTTTGTCTCATCTTTATCTGAGACGTAAAGCTGGCAAACGAATTCATTCCCGGCATAGACCTCAGCGAACTCGTCATCCGGGTCCTCGGTGTTGACGTGAATTCTCCAAGTAACCCACTCGTCTTCCTTTGGTTTGTATCCGGCCGAAACCCAGTAGGCCCCAGAATAAACGTAGACGTCCTTCGTGTCGATCCTGACCCTGGCCCTCACGCGGCCGTTGTAGATGGCGATCTCAAAATAATTTCCGTCCTGATAGATTCCGTTCGTGGCAATATACATCGTCACTTCGGCGGTGTACTTTGCTCCAATGTTGGAAACAGTCCTGTACCTCCTGGCACGATCCCCGGCGCTTCCTGTATTGAGGAGCTTCATGGTGGACCGACTGTCATAGGTGGCCTGGGTGCTTGCCCCGGCGCCGTCATCATCATCGGTCCAATCCGTGATCACGGCCATGTCTTCATCGAGCAGGGTGGAATCATAGGACTCAGCAAGGGCGATCGCCGTAGAGGGGGGAGTGATCCCAAGCTGTACTTTCGTCCCGTCCGGAAGGATCATAATGTTCTCGATTTCGGTGACGATGATCTGTTTGTCCTGAATCTCCAGGGGACGAACCGGGTGGTCCAGGGTTGAGGCCCAGGTATGAATCGCAGCCCAGCTTCCGGCGGCGATCTTCCTCCATACCTTTTCCTCGGTCACGACAAGCTGGCAGAACGCCGGGGTTCCGTCGTAGTATGTGTGATAGGCGAAAATCTTTTTCGCGCCGAAGGTTGCAGCGGTGGCGACACTGGCCGATCCGTCCCTTTTCTCGATCCTCGCCCCATCGTCAGAAAGACGGAAGTTCTCCATCTCGATTAGAGCGGTGAGCGGAACCTTTGTGACGGCCGCAACTTCGTTGACACCACCAGTGGGCTCAAAGTGGATTTGCGTCAAAGGGGTGCTGTCAATCATCGATGATTCCTGTTAAATCAAAGAAGGCGGGGTCCCTGGCGTCCCCCACAATCCTGTCCATAAAAGAGCCACCCAGGAATCGAGGTTGATGAACCTGGGCCCCGAGAATCTCAATGCACTTTACAATCCTTCGTTCATACAGTTTTTCAAACGGGCTCGTCTTTGCGTCCGACATGACGGCGGCCAAATCGCAGGCCTTATAGACGATACAGCGGTGGGCGATGGCGGGAATGTAGGTCGGGCCTGCATCCGGAAGCGGTTCGGTTTCTGCGACATGAAATAATGCCGTACAATAATCGTCCTTATCCTCAGATGGCGTCGGATAGAAATAGATCGTTTTCCCGATCAGGGTGAACCCTTTCGGGTCTGCGGCCGTATGCCCGTGGAGGATCTCGATGTCAGCCTTTTCCTGGATTTCGACGTATGGAATTGGCCTTGGCCTTTGGCCCGTGACGGTTTTTAAAATATCAAGAATCGTCATCCACGTCGCGGTGAGATCATAGTTGGCTGTGCCGGCCTCCAGGGAGATTGACTCGGTTGAAGTGAACCTAGTCGGGAGTTGCTTAATAAGGTCGAGGAGAACAAGCCCTGCGGCATCATCGATGAAGTCGTCAATCATCGTATTGCCGGAACCAAGGAGGGCCCCCGCATCCGTAGACTGCTCCTTCATAAGATTCCGGACAGCCGTCCGGATTTGAGCTTTGGTCATGAGACCTCCTAAGTGAAAATCTTTTTCTGCTTATTGAGCTCCCTTTCGACGATCTTCATTAAGCCTTCCGCCATCTGCTCTCTGCCCATTTGCTTAGCTTTTCGTCTCGATTCACGCTCTTGTTTTTTGAGGTGCTCCCAGTAACGACGCGGGTCGCTGGTATAGTCCCATTCCTCGGCCACTTTGCGCCGGCGCTTGAGTTCATCCATGGCCGCGTCGTTGAGGGTTTTGAAAACAGCGACCGTGGGGTTTACCGTTACCTGTTGGAATTCTCCCAGGCGATCCCTCCACCGGACAAAGGTGAGCGAGTGCTTCACTTCCCAATAGAGGTTCTGTTCATTCCAGACAAGGTAGTATTCCCCAAGGTCCTTGAGCTGTTTGAGGAACCACTCAGGGGCTTTCAATGTGTATTCCTCCGGCCTGGGATAATAAGCGTTGGCTCTTTAGGAACGCTGACTCGAGGGACAAGCTCATGGAAGACGAGCTCACAAACCTTTAGGCTCTCAAGGTCGGTGCACTCCTGGATCATGCAGGTGGCTTCCACCCCTTTCACTCCGAAGGCTATAATCCTGTATCCTTCGTCAATGAATTTTTTCGCACGATCATTGAAGTGTTCGATCCTTTTATTCTTGACGTCTTCCTTGTCGCTCATTTTTTTTCTTCTTCCTTCGCTGTTGAAGCCGCCCTTATCTTCTTGAGGGTGTCGCTGTTGACGATGGTGATCTGATTTTGGGTCTCCATCTTGTTGATGATCGTCATCATGTACTCGAGCTCTGCCTTGGTGAACGTGACGTCTTTCGATACAAGGCCTTCCTTGTTGTCATTCCAGTAAATCTGGTTGCCCACCACTTTTAATTCGATTAACGTTCCTTCTTCCTGGGAAAGCTTGACTTTTTTGAGGACGTCTTTTGTGATGTCAATCGTCAAAAAGTTTCCACCTTCAGGGAAAATCCCCTGCAAAATCAAACATTCCTTTCCTGATAATTTCATGTCAATCTCCTTTAAGATATTTCAAAAGGGGGAGAGTATATATACCTCCCCCCTTTGTTCGCTTTATGCAAGGCTATTAAAAACCGGAATATAGCCCTGTGTTCCTGTCGGCCCGAGAACCTTGATGCTCCAGTCGGAGTTTCCTCCGTCCGTATCTACGGCGGCGGCGATGGGAGACTTCCCATTCATGTCGCTGTTGAACTTGATGAACTGAGTATAACCGGAAGCGTTGGACTCGATCAGGATGATTGAATCCGGAGTGGCTCCTCCGCTCGTACACCTTAGCATGTAAAGTCCTCCAGAAGGACTCATCCCCATCTGGGCGTCAAGCCATTGGACAGCGGCCCCTCCGGTGATATGGGATGAAGCTGCGCAATAGATTTTCAGCCATTGAGCAAACATCCCATCTACTCCGCTAAGGCTTCCGGAGAAATAAGCGTTGGCTCCAACAGAAGCCATGAACTGCGACCCTTCAAGGACCGTAGGCCCGGTTGAGGTCAGGCAATTCGCTTCGGCCAGGGCGGACTCAGCAATTATCCCCCCTTTCCCTTCTGTTCTTCCCAGCACCCATGTAATTGTCGAAACGCCGGTTGTGATAGCGGCGGGCGTCACCCCCTCAAGAACCATAAGTATCCCACTCGCCCCAAGTTGCATCGGGGAACTGTAGGACCCGGCCTTAAGAACGTTATATCCACCGGAAACATCGATGCTACTGGCATTGATAAGATGGCCCGCAGCCGTTCCCGAAAAAGCAAAGGTCATGTTTCCGGCCATCTCCGGAGCGGTGTCCGCATCGGCACATCCCAACGTGGTCCCGTTTTTGAATTTTATCTCGGGGCCGTCGCATTTGGCTTCTGCTATAGTGAAGTCAAGGCCGTACTTCACTCGAAGCCGACCTGAGATTACTTGTCCCATTAATTGTCCCATGTTATTCTCCTTTTCCCCAGAGCGGGCTGCACATGGGAACCCTGACCCCTGGGCGTTAAGGGGAAGGGCCGAAGCCCCCCCCCGGTGTTTCGGTTTAGGCGTCAACTACGGTTTCTGTGTGCTGACCGAGATTGACTGCGTGGTAGGCGTTCCCGTCGCAAAAAACGAGAATCAGCCCGCCGATCTTGTTCGAGCTTGTGACGAGGGACGTACCGTCAGCGGCCAAATTGTTCTTGGCGATGAGGGTGTCTGCCGTCCCCGCGGTAATGGTCATGTTCTGATCGACCGACTGAAGGAAAAGCCAGAACACGCCTTTCTTGATGACGGAGGGGAGCGTAAAAATAATGGCTCCCGTATCACCATAGGTCGTGAAGATGGTCCCGCTGTCAATCAGTTTGACCGTATAGTCTGCGGTCTTGAGCTGCGTCCTCAGGAGAATCTGGGGTCCGACATCGGGGTCCGCATGACCAGTCAGGTCGAGCAACTTGTCCAGGCGGAATTTTTTGATCCATTGGTTAGGTCCTTGAAACATATCATTCCTCCTTATGAACTCGCGTGCTTGATCGCCGAGAGATAACCCATAGCCTGAGGTTTCCGTGACCCCATGTTATAGTAGTTAACCAAACTGGCGACCCACTCGTCTTTGCCCGAAACCATTCTCAGGATTCCGTTTTCGCCCTTGAGCCACGTCATGCCGTTTTTGGTAGGACTGAAAATTTCGATGTATTTGTCGTCCCAAGCATAGAGGGAATTATCCGGGCAGTCGGTGTCATTGAGGAGGGTGATCTTCCCCTTCTTCCCACCGTAGAACGTGATGCCCGAAAGGCCTCCCCAAAAAGCGGGATCATTCGGCATGGTTTTGTCGGCTTCCAAAATCTCATAGTAGCATCGGTAGATCACTTCGTTTGTGAACATGACTCCAACGGTGCCGAACTTCTCGATTTTCTGGATAAGCTGAAGAATCTTGACGTTTGAAATTGCGGCCGAGGCGCAGGAAACGTTCTGGGCTCTGGCCCAGGTGTAGGTGTCGCGGTCGATGTTCTGGAATGAGGTCTCGGTGATCCCTGTGTAGGGATCGGCAGTAGAAATGATTCCAGTGAGACCCTGGGGCACACCTGTTCCGATGGCCTGACTTGCGGCATACGTATCGTGATCGAAAATGTAGGAATCATCCGAAGCTGTAACAGCCTCCGCCATGACAATCGTGGCGGTTCCATCGCCGTTATCCGTGATCGTGCTGATCTCCACCTCCTCGACCTCGAGGTTTCCGCTCGTATCGTAAATGTCGACCAACATCCCTTCATGGAGATATTCGGCCGGGTTCGTGTATTCGTTCGAGTCCTGTCCGAAAAGCGGGCCGTCGATTACAACGGTCGTGGAGTTCGAACTTGCCGCGCTGAGTTGCCCCAGTCGGCCGGACCCATCGCCCCAATACTGGTGATTCAGCTTCCGAGACATATAGGTCTCGAGGCTGTCCAGTTCGGCGCTGAGGATTTCCATAACAGCACCCTTTCCTTTTCCGCAGGCGAGGGCGAGGCCATCGAATTGAAGCTGGCCGTATCCGCCTCGTTTCATGAAAAGCAGGAACTCGTCATAGGTTCCTTGCTGTGCGGTAGGAAGGGTTGTGGAGCTCGAGGGCCGGAAGGACTTGGGACTTGCCGTGTTGCATTTGAACAGGGCGTATTTCCCTTTTAAGTCCTGGGAGTTCGTCTTGAACCGGTCGTAGAGCTTGGAGTCCTCTCTGAGTTGGCTTGTCATGCCGGGCATGACATATTCAAGAAAAAGTTTGTCCGTACCGGATGATCCGGTATATGGACCGAAAACGCTCATGGTTCCTCCTGTAGGATTTTATATACCCTGGCGGAACCTTTCACTCAGATCGCTGAGACCCTGGCCAACCTCATCGTCACCCATGGCGGCCTCGATAGCCTCCCTGGTGGTCTTATAGGTTTTGGGGTCATCTTTCGCGGACATGCTGGCCTCCCTCTGCGTGGACTTAACCACGGGGGCCCGCCCGTCTGTGTTCTCTTTGAAGTAGGCCGCGATAGCGTCCTGTCCGATTTCTTTGAAGAGATCGGCGTTCTTCTCCTTGAGAGCTTCTTTTGTTATCGTCGCAGGGGATTCTCCGCCCCCGCTTCCTGAAAACTTCTTTCTATAGTGGAGCTCAACAGCGTTCATTTGTTTAGCCGCTTCCGACATGAGGGCAGGTATATCCCTTGCCTTGAATGATGGGTCTTTTGCCTGCCTTGCCATGTCGAGATTAGCCAGAACTGAGACCGCTCCCGCATAAAGCGTTTGAGTAATATTGGTTCCATCAGTGGATTTTACTTCGTCGAAAGGCACTGTCTTCCTTAACTCAACAAAATGAGTGTTCATGTCGGAGATTTGCTTTTCAACATAATGTTGTGTGTCAACCTGGTCCCGCTCGTTCAGCTTTGTTTTAAGGATTGAAAGCTCTTTTTGTTGGGAGTCCAGAAGTTTTTGCTGTTTCGTGAAGACGGCCTTCACTTCATCGTCCATGAAGTCCAGGTCCCCGATCTCATCCACATTCTCCAGGTCTTTCCCGGCTTTGGGTTTGACATCAGGAATCTTGCCTTCCCGGGCGAGCTTAAGAAACTCCTGTAGCGGGCCCGCAAGTTGATTGAGTTGGTTTTGGCGTTCATCGATCTCACGCCGGATTGCTTCATCGCCTGGCTTTGATCCCGCTCCCGGTGTCTCCTTGGCGACCTTGTGATAATCCTCGCGTGTCCAGATCGGTATTTCCTTGTCCCCCACCTTCATGACGTCGATCGGTTTCGTTCCATCTTCCTTTGCGTACCGACTGAGGTCTGCTTCGTCAGGACAGGATTCGCAGGGCTTTCCCTCTTTTGGCTGTTCTTTCTTGGGGGCAGAGCCCGCCGCTAGATCAGCCTCAGCGAGATACTTTTCCATTTTGCCGACGTTCCAAGGGTCCACAGCCCATTCGGGCTCTTTCTCTTTGGTTTCCTTTGGATCAGCCTTCGGCTCGACCTTCTCTTGGTCAATGGGCTGCTCGCCTTCGATTTTGTCTGGCATAAGTTACTCCTTGTTTTTTATATTACACCCTATTGCGCTTCAAAGATAGAGGGTTCTTGTCCCATCCCTCCCCCTGGCATACCGTAGGGTGTTGTTCCCATTCCTCCTGGCGAGGGAGGCGTCCCTACCCCTCCTGGGGCGATTGCTCCTCCCGCTCCTCCTCCAAGCTGAGCCTCCAGCATCAGGAAAGCCAGGTGTGTTTCAATGTGGAGATCGAGAGCCGTCCAGGTCTCGTCATTGAATTCCTGGGCCTCCTCAGATTTCTGGAGGTTCGTGTGATATTGAAGATGAGTGTCGTGGTTGTCATGCTTGAGGACAAAGACTCCATCCCTCTCCTCCTCCCCTCTCCAGTCGTTTTCGAGGAAACACTGGTTCTCTCTTAGGGCTCTTTCTGTATCGACCATCTTTGCCCGGAGTTCGGGTTCTGCTGTCCCGAGCATTGTTGACTTGAGGATAAGGTCCTTGTCCTCCCCGGCGAGGATCCCACGATCCCAAAGGGAAAGCAGGATGTTCTGTTGGATAGTAGGGCTCATGGCAAGGCTGACCCCGACCTCAAGCCGGACGTCGAAGTTGTGATTAAGGTCCGTAGCGGAGAAATAAGCCAGCCGGCTCTTTCTCACGTTACCGAGGATTTTCACCATGCGGTTGTGTTTGTAGCATTTGTCCATGAGTTTCAGCCGATAGGTCGCTGAGTCTTCCAGTGTGGTGTTTATCCTCTTAAGCATCGGGGTGAACTTAATGTTCTCCTGCTCGAGCATCATGGAGTAGAGAGAGGCGGGGGCCCTGGATGCGTACTGCGGAAGGCGAGAGTAGCTGACCTCATGGATGTTGCTGACAAGATCGATCGCGGACTGGAGGAAGTCCCTAAAGGCTCCGACCTGGGCGGAGAGTTCGGGCATGGAGATCGGCTTCGGTTCGCCCCTCGAGTAATCAATCTCAACGATTTCGAACGGGTCAACGGTCAGGCTTTGAATCCTTTTGAGAGAACCGGACCCGACTGCCAGCTTCGGCCGCCACGATTCGATGTGCTCGCTGATCATGGACATCATGCGGTTGAATTCCCTCTGGATGTCTTGGACAAAATGAAGCGGACCCTTGGCCCAAAAGCTATACGGGGTCTTGTGATAGAAGTAAAAATAATAGCCGAGTTCGTGATCCGGATTCTTGTTCACGTCTCCATAAAGAACCGTATTCCCGGCACTGATTGTGTGCCTCCCCTTTGGATAGGACGAGCTTGGCTTCTCATGATATTCAGCAATAACGAATGTCTCCTGGTCCTTGTCGCGATCGTGGGCATCGACGTTCATTCCGGAGTGCTTGTCTCCGGTACCGGTGGCATCCTTAATATCGTCGAGGATTTCATTGGTGACTCCCTGCAGGTCAAGGAGTTCGTCTCTGGTTGTTTCCTTAAACTCGATAATCCACCGCATCTTTTTCGGAGTCCTGGCGGTCGGGTCAGGCCTCACGTTGAAGATGGGAATAAGCTCTCCCACGACCTCCCCCTCCTCGTCATGGGTGGTCACGATTTCCCTGTTCTTCCCGAGGATGGCCGCCTTCGACTTCACGCTTGGATCGATGTACCACCTCTCGCAATACTGCCCCGTTCGGGTGAGGTCGTACTTTCCGTCCTCGAGGATTTGTCCACGGTCAGCGGTATAGTCGTTGTATTCGATAAGTCTAGTTGCAACCTCGGCTCCGAAGATGTCTCCCTGCTCCTCACTGTTCGGAACGCCCACGACATGATGGAAGATGTTGAGTTTCCCCTCGATGGTTTCAACGAGAGGCTTCATGAGGTTGATCACGATGCGCTTTTTCCGGCGATTGAGGGGGACAGACTTGACGGCCCTGTCTTTTGTGCTCCAAAGGGAGAACTGGTCTCCCTCGGCCCAGGCGATCAGCTCTTTCCAGATGCCGTGGTGGTTTTTTACGACAGGGTGCGCGGTGTACTGAGACGCAACCCAGGTGGCATGTTCTTCTAGGGACTTGGTTTTAAAAACCTCCGTGTTGATGTTGAGGCTTTTTGTTTCTTTCTTTGCTTTTTTTTCTTCGGCCATCAGGCCTCCTAAAATCTGTCGTCAAACTCCGTAGGCTTCACCGCTTCCTGGGATAGCTGGATATGTCGCTCCACGGCCTCTTTTTCCTTGGCGAAAAGTTCGGACGCTGACTCGAAAAGTTTGGTTGTGGCGGCCATTACGCGCGACTGGCTGTTGATAAGGGCCGAAATCATCTTGTTTTGATTGTCGAGACCCGTCTCCATCACCACACTGAGGGCCTCCACAGCCTCCCTGAGGCTATTTACCTCCGGAGCCGCAGCTTCGATCAGGGTTTCAGTAAGAATCCTCTTCATTCGCCTCTCTCGTTTAGAAATACGCATCGTAAAACTCCTCCTCTTTGAAGTTTCCCTGTAATTTTAGGAATTCGTCGAACTCTTTATCGAACCCGGAGGAAACCTCGGGCTCATATTCCCTTCTATACTTCGATGGGGCCTTCTCATGGATCTGAGTGAGATATGCCGCAACCTCAATGATTCCCGTGTCTTTGACGTCCGGATAATCCAGGAGGTCAGGCGTGTAATCGGGGAGCCCCCTCGGGTTATGGAAAATCCTTCCGGTCTCATACCACTGTTGGAGAACTGCGATTCTCTTTGGCTTGGGCTTATTCCCATGGGAAACAAGCTCTATGTCTAAATCTTCAACAAAATGATCAACCGTACTCTTGATGGTGATGCTGTACTTCTCGAGCTCCATGCAGACGTGATCAGGATCGAAGGCTTTCTTGAGTTTCTGCAGAACTTTAATGAGCTTGAAGGGAGTGACCTTCAGCTTCTTGGCGTAGATTATATCGATGTTCCCTGTCTCATCGAAGTCAGCCACCATGATGGCCGTAACAGACGACTTCTCTTTCTCGGTTCCGGCCGGATCAACCATGATCACGCGGATTCTGTTTCGGGGAAGCGACTCATAGGATTGAAGCCATTCCTCTTTGCAGATAACGTCCTGCTCATCGAGGAGAACAAGCTTGTACTGAGTGGAGAAAATTGTCGGACCCTGGTCCTCAAGGATTTCCTCGAAGTCCTCCCAGGTATACATCTCCGGGAACGTCAACTCTCCGTCGATCTCATAAGGAATGATGCACTTGACGTAGGTTGATTTTTTCAGCAGAAGCTCGGCCATGAGGTCATGCTTGTGATAGGGAGTCCCGACCTCGAGTTCCATCCCGACCTTTAGCTTCTTGTATTTCGTCAGAATCGACTTCTGATATTTCCACTTCCTCTTGATCTTTTCTCTCTCTGTTTCTGAGAAAGCGTTGTCATCGTTCACAAGGTCATCGTTGATAATGACGGTGTAGTGCCGGGAGACCTGCCGGGTGTCGAGGGAGGCAACGTCGAACCTGAACCACTTGTACTGGACCTTCCACTTCGACCACTTGTCAAAGTCCGCCGCCTTCGTGGGCCACCAGGGGAGCATCAGCTTGATCAGTTTGCTTTCAAGGATCATGTTCCGGACGTCCAGGTTGAAAGCCTCGGCGTTATCTTTAGAGGCCGTATTGTAAACGACTGAGACTGGTTTTTTGTTGATGATCGACCATATCATGAGCCAGACGATGTAGCCCATGAGCATCGTTGTTTTGTAGGAACCACGGAAGCAGGTGAGGATTTTCCTTTGGAGGTCAGGCCTCTCAAGGTAGTCGCAGAGAATCCTGTGCATCACCCCCATGTTGTTGAACTTGTCGAGCCACACCTCCGAGAGGACGAACTTACAGAGGAAGAAAAGGCTCCTGCACTCCTCCAGAAGATTGCCTGGGGTGAGGGCCCTTAAGAGGTCAACTACGGGATTCTTCAATGAGCTCCCCCTCTATGATGTCCTCATGCTCGATCAGCGTCTTGCCCGTGTATTCCTCGATCTCCCTCATCTTCTGCAAAGAAATAAAGTGTTGGCTGACCTCTCTTTTATCGACCTCGATTTTTGTGGGAGGCATGGCGTTCCAGGCGCGGAGAGCCAGTTCAACGGCCTTGTACTGCATTTCGAAATCCGGAACCGGAAGCCCGGTCAGGGAGTCTTTGATCTTGTAGTTCACGGCATTTAGGAGAACCTTCATCTTGTCGATAACGACCCCGAGGGTGAGCCCCTTCCGGTCCATCGTGAACCGGAGGAGATCGTTTGCCCTTGAGGACAGGAGGGCTCTCGAGGCAGCATGGGCCGGCTCCTTGTATCCAGCGTTCTTTGCGGCAAGGGTTTTCTTCTTCGGGTCGAAGTTAAGTTTGGCCCACTCAACATAGAAGTCCTGCTGCATCTCTGTCGGTGGGCCTTTCCTTTGTGTCATTATTTGGATTTGATGGGCCTGTTCATCGGGATGGGCTTGCGTGTGCTCTTCTTGATCTGTTCCTGGATGTCCCGCTGCGCCTCCTCGATGGTGGTCGGGGGACGACTCCTTGCCTCCTCGATCTCGGCCTGGGTCGGCACATCATCGATTGTGGGGGTGTCGTCCGGTATTTTCATGGAGTCTTCGATGTCTTCCATGTCAACGTCTCCGGCATATTCCCTCAGCTTGGAGTCGATGAGAGACTTCTTGTTGGCCACCATTCGTTTGCGGTCGCCCTGGTAGCTGACCATGAAGTCCATGACGGCCGAACTCCCGACCTTCTCCGGAATCTCAACAGCCTCGCCGTCTCTGATTTTCTCGAGAAGAGCCTTCATCGCACTGAGTTCTGTTTTCAGCTTCGTGTTCTCCTCTTTGAGGGAAAGGCTTCTTGTCGGCTTGGCGTGTGTCCGGAAATACTCGTCGAGCAACTGAAAAGGAACCCTGTACCATACCCCTGAGTGGTTCATCAGGAAGTCATGGTTGTTGTCATGGCTCGATGAGATCATTAAAAGAAATTTGTCCAGTGCGAACCTTGTGGAGCCCGCGATTTCATTCCATAGTCCCGTTACGCCCTTGACGAGCCCATCCTTTTGAAGCTGGCTCATCTTCTGCTTGGGTGCGTATTCTTCGTTGGTTTCCATACTACCTCCATGTGTTTGAAAGATTTTTTCCCTTACGAATATAAGGCATGTTTTAAAAATAAGCGTAAAGACGAGTGGTTGTCAAGGCTAGAGTTTTGTCAACGGGGCATAATTGTTTTTTTGTTTTTTAATTATGGCGGGTTTTAGGCAAAAAAAAAGCCCGGCCGCGAAGCCGGGCAGACCGATAAAAAGGTAACTAAAGGAGAGGGGGCTCGTCGTCCCTTACGGCCCCGCGTCTCGTCCGTGTAGGTTTAATATCGAGCAAAATGTCTCTGATGTCAAGAAGAACGTTGATCATGATGTGCTGATTAACAAGGAGCGTCTCTGTCCTCGGAGTCAGTTGAATCATCGAATGAACCTCAAGATCGCTCATGTTTCGTTTTCTGTTAAAATTTGTCATAGGTCTATCTCCTCGTCAATATCGTCCCAGTCCTCCGGGTAGCCTCCATCGGACTCTCCGGCGCCTTCTCCCATGCAGATGATCTTCTTTGCCTTTATGTGTTGGTAGGTCCTGGATTGATTATCGACTTTGTATTTGTTTTTCTCGTTACTCCCCTCAACAAAGACTAGCGCCCCTTTCCGAATGTACTTAGCAACAGCCTCAGCGAGTTGGCCCCATACAACAACCCTATGCCAGGTCGTGTAGTTCTTCCCGCCCGTGAAGACGGAGGTCGCCATGTCGAAGGTCAGGATGGCTTTCTGTTTATTTTTTGTGTACTTTAATTCAGCGTCCTTCCCAACGTACCCGAGCAATATCGCAATATTACAGGTTATCGCCATCGTCATGTCCTTTCTTTTCGTATGGGCCATACTTCGATAGAGAGAGAATCGCCTTGGCCTTTTCCGGGGTATCGATCTCCTTGATCTTTTTCCTCATCCTCTCCGGATCAATCCCGAAATACCTGCAGGTGAAGACGAAGCCAAAGACGTGATGCTCGGATCTTTTAGTGGAATCGAAAAGCCAGGCCGCCGCGATAGGGAATAGAGGGCTCGCCTTGGCTCCAGAAATAATCCCACGGAGATAGTCTTTCAGGTTTTCGCTGATATGGGAAAGCATCATCCGTTCCTCGGGAGTGTACCGTTTCGTTTCATTGACAACCAGGTTGAACGATCCGTATGAAGCTGGCCTCTTTGTCATAGGTCGAGCTCCCTCAGCCAGTCTTTGGCCTTAACCCAGTCCCTTGTCCCGTAGCGATAAACCCGAGGGTCCCACTTCATCGCCTTCGGTTTGCTTTTATCTCGGACCTTGCGCCAACCCCACAACTCCAGGATTCCCCCGGCCTGAATCCATCCCAGGGCCAGGTCGATCGACTTGATCTTTTCGTCATGGGCCTTGAAGTTCTGACCCGTGCTTTGGATGGCCATGATCTGATTGTCCTTAAAGGCTACGATGTCGATGAATCCGAAAAGATCAACCCTCACTCCTCCAGCCCTCAACATCTGCGGATTCTTTCCATGGTAGGGAATCCACTTCTCCACCACCTCCGCTGTCCACCCTGCCGCTCTCAGGGCCTTGAGCGTCCTCTGTGTGTTGCTTGTCATAACTCCATCCTTTCTACGGCCCTATTCCTGACGACCATCCTCTTCATCCCTTTCAGGCACCGAAGACTGTGAGCGAGGGAATGATAGACAACGCCCGTACCTTTGTTTACGTCCATCCCCCTGAGAGAGTGGGCCCACTTGTCGATCATCTCGTCGGCCCAAGCCTCCAGGACTTTAAGATCGTCGATCGCAACGAACTCCGCTTTGTCGCTCATCCCCCCTCCTTCCTGTCCTTCGGAAACAGCGCCTCGAACCTTTCCAGGGGATAGTCGTCTTCTTCGCCGTCCCTGTGGTCATTGGCGAACTCTTCCCAGTTCGACCACACGTGAGTCTCGTTATACATCAGGAACCGATCAATGATCGTGTCGAACCAGGCGAAGTCATGTTCTCCCTCATCGTGGTATTCGTTTATCTGATCCCCCAGGTCTATGTAGCGGATCACAGCTCCACTCCCTCAAGGATGTCCTCAGTCGCCTCCTCCACCTCCGCCTCCTCGAGCATCTTCGACAGCCTGTATTTCTTTATCCGCTTCCACCTCTGCACGTTCTTCTCCACATGCGGATACACCTCCCTCATCTGCCCCAACATGATCTCAACGTCAGCAATCTCCTCGTACACGTTGTCGAGCAGACTTAAGTCCCCCGACCTGATCGTCTTCAAAAGCACAACCGACAACTCAGCCATCTCCTCACACGCCATCCTGATCTGGAGATTGGTTCCCCAATGCTTCACCGCTCTCCTGTAGATTTCTTCTTGTTTCATCGTCCTCCTCCCTTCTCCACGGGGCTCATCCCCAACTTCTCCGCTAACCCCCCGAGCGTACAAAATATCCAGTTCGCGTCCTTCATTGTCATATCCAGGCCACAGAATAGATCGCCAATCACTCCGCCGACTTGGGGTTTCTCTTCTGGACCCAAGGCTTCTTCGGTTGACGATCCATACAGGAACTCGTCGAGCCCTCTCAGCCTTATGATCACCTCCCGCAACACCGAGTCGATTGAAACAAGCCTCTCCCTCACCTCGACCAACTCACTGCTCGGAGGCTGTGTCATTGAGGCAGGGATAACCCCCCCGGCCAGCTTATAGTGCTCCCTTTCCATATGGGCGATCTTCTCGTCAAGAGAAGTTGTCGCATCCGAAAACTTCGGACCATCACTTGTTTTGTTTTCACACATCGATTCTTTCTCCTTTGAAAAATTTAAGATTTAATGTCCCGAATAGGGACGTATGCGCTTTTCCCTTCCTTCACCAAGGGGGCGTACCGAAACGATTCAAAAATCGCATCACGCCTTTGCATCCACTCCAGTTGGCGCATAAACCACGGCTGGAAATAAAATTCCAACACATGAGAGATCGTCTCAAAGAGCGCCACGTCTGCCAACCTCGGATCATCCGGATAATAAAAATCGTGAGGACTCAGCCTGCACACCATCGCCAACTTCCAGGCGTTCATCCCCTCACTCCCCGACCTCGATGCCGAGTTCATCCAATATTGCGACTAAATGCACATCCTTTAATTCACCAGATTCTGACATTTCACACAGGAACTCCGTCGCCTTTCCCACCCACTCCCTCGTCACCATCTTCGGCTTGTACTCCTCAAGGGCGGTGCGGATGACATCGAGATGATTATTATCCTCCTCCTCTATGGCCCACTTCCGCATTTTCCCGACATAAATTAACGCCCCTTCGATTTGTTCATCCGTTGGTTTAGTCATCCTCCCCCTCCTTCTCCAGTTTCCGCAACCTCGCCGCCGCCCACTGACAAAGCTCAGCGAAGTCCAGCGCCTTCTTCGCGTCGTGGGCATAGAGGTCAGCCGAAGAGAACTGGTTGGGAAGACTCGCTACAGACAACCTGTGGAGCCTCCGATTCAGCCACTCGAAAAACTCAGCCACCGCCTTATTCGTGAACTCGTCAACCAAACAAATCTCCCCCTCCTTCTTCTTCTCGGCCTCTTCCATTTTCAGGTGCGCCACCACATGTCCAAGCGGGTATCCA